GCTCTGCAAGTTTAGTCCGGGATTGAGTAGAGCTGAACTATTACGCCAGACAGCTTCTACTGGCCTGAGGAGATAATCAAAAGTGAAATAACTCCGGGTGTCACAACCATAGATGGCTCTAGTTTTCCCATTTTCCAGTTTCCATGATAGTCCGGCCCAAACACTTGGCTCCCCAGTACCGACTATATTCTCTTTAACACTCTCAGCGAATTCTCGACGGGTTGGTTGTTCTGGTAGATCAAGCCGCTTACCGAACATTACATCTTCTATGTGGCGTGTATGAGAACCACTCTTCGTGTACATCCACCTCCTAGACCAATAGTCATCCTTATCCATCCATTTTGGTGCAGTTGCCAGCTCCTCTGACAGCACCTCGCGGATTGCTGACCTCAGCTTCACTTCATCAATAACAGCCGCCTTCTCCTCGATGAAACGAGAATAGCTAACCCTGGTTTCGACGTCGTCATCAGCGATCCCGGGGAGAGCACCCCGTCCAACTAACGTATTCAACTCACATATCATTGCACCCTCCTTACAACTATTCAGTCCAAGTGCTTTGACAGCGGTGGACAATTCCTTCAGCATTGGCGTATCACCACAGCAATGCAAGATCCTAGTGGCGAGAGCTTTGTCCACATCGTGAGCTATAGCATACCACATAACCCATCCGCTGAACTGGTCGTTTGACATGCCATAGCATCCAGTAACCGCGTTGGCCAAATCTATCCAGCATTCCGAGAAGTACAGTTTGACCGACTTCAGCAAGTCACATAGTTTTATGTTGACTTTAGTTTTAGCCGCCTTGTTAGCCTTGGCCGGGGCTACCATCAAATCTGGAACTATTCCACTCACCATTAAGTCCAATATGACCAAACTTTTTGAGGACGGTGACCTGGTCCTGGCCAATGCCTCGACAATTTCGTTAGTTTTGAGCTGGTCCAGTGGTGACGACATCAGCACCCCGCAGCCGTCAATACTCGGCAACCCTAGCATCTGCTTCCTCAGCTTCTTAGTGGCTGCCTGATTACCGTTTGAAAGTTCACGAACGTGCATCATACACGCAGAGAAGACATCATCCAAAGACTTCTGCGCCAGGCTATCAACACGTTTCCTACTCCTACTAAACTGGCTTGTATTGTTACTGGTCTCCCAACAAACGTAACCGCTGCCGACATAACTGCCACTAGCATCTTCTACACGTACAGCAGGCTGGTCCACTACACCAGGTGCATAACGAGTATTAGTAAGCATGATGCTAGTGTCAGCCCTCTTGGTCTTCCTGCCCCGCTTACTGATCCTATTCCTCTTAACTCTCCTACTGTCCTTCACAGTAGTGTTTTCTGTTACGCGACCCCTTGCGTAATCCGTGCTAACTCTACTTGGTACGCTTTCTGAAACTCCAGCGTACCCCAAACCACCTTTAATAACTTCCACGCCCTTAAAGCCCTTGTTTCCATCAACATCGCCTTGCACCACAGCTTCCCCCCTCTCACCCCGGGATAGCACTTGGCTTTGTTGGCCGGAAGGAGGACCGCCATCTTCCTTC